TCTCGAGCCAGCGCGGCGCGCTCTTGCTCGGAGTACTCGCCCCATTTCTTCGTGGCCTTGCCACCGTTGTCGCCGGTCTGGCCGGCACCCTGAGCCCTGGGCCACAGGTGGGTAGCGGTCTCGCGCAGCGATTCCGCCCATTCGTGAGGAGACAGTGGGCTCTTGCCGTCTTTGCCGTAGATGACCTGGCCATCACGGTCGGTGGCGATCGGCTCACCGTCTTCGCTCAGTTTGAAGGTGCCACGGGCGCGCAGGATGATGTCCTCGGCGGCCTCGGGCAGCGCACCGGCCTTGATGGCGGCAGCGCGGATGGAGTCGGCCAGCACCTTGTCGCTGTACTTGGCAGCGAAGGCTTCGGCCTTTTCTGCGCGCTCGTTGGCGGCCTTGATCTGCTTGTCGAGGTCGCTGCGCAGGCGCTCGGTGCGGCGGCTAACGACCTCGTCCAGCTTGCCTTCGGCGATCAGCTTGGTCTCTTCGTCTTGGCCAGCTTTGGTGAGCAGGCCTTTAACGGCCTCGATATCCAGGCCGTCGAACTTACCCTTGATCCCGTCCAAGTCGGTCTTGATGGTCTTGTTGGAGTCGATCAACTCCCGGTTTTTGGCCTTGAGGCCCGAGACCTCGCCGTCCAGGTACTGTTGTACGTCGCTGCCCAGTGCTGCTTTGAGCGCGGCGGTCTGGACTTCGTCGAGGGTGAGGCCGTGGGCGGCCGGATCAAAGTCAAAAGGCATGTGGCTATCCCCTGGGGATTGGTTGACCCGCCTGGCGGGCAGAAAAACGCCCCGCAGTGCGAGGCCCTAGTTCGCGCCACGAAACTGTGGCTACGTGTTTTGTGGCGCGGGTCAGTTGATACCGGCCCGCTGGAACGCCAGCGGCTCCAGCTCCTTGAGCTGGTCCAGCGTCAGCGGTTTGAAATTCTTGTCCAGCTGCAGCGAGGCGAAGCGCTCAGCAGTAAGCCCGCCATCGCGGAACAGCTTGGCGCGTACCGGTCCCAGCGCCGCATCCTGGAACGCCGCTGGCTGCGTTTTAAGCCACTGGTAGTAGCTGAGGCTGGCCGAAACCTGCGCTCCGCCAGAGGCACCTACTGAGGCGCGCGTCGCACCCTTCGCGAATGCCGCCGACAGCTTGGTGATCGGCGTGATTGTCGTCCGGCAGTTGATGTGGAAAGGCGGCACCGGCCCCTTCCCTATCTCAAACTCGCGTCCGTCCAGGCTTTTGCACTGCTGGCTGGTCTTCCGGTCGAGCGTGGCCACG